ATTATGTGTTTGAACCGAATACGCTCCTAACAAGAACGAAAGTTATTAATTCAATCACCCCGTTGTTTGAGAATGCTAAAAACACTCAAGGTGTTTACGACTACTTGATCATCTGTGATGAGCGTAATAATACACCCGCAATCATTGATGCGAACACGATGGTAGTAGACATTTATATTAAGCCTGTTAGAACAGCAGAATTTATCTTGTGTAATTTTTATGCTACACAAACATCTGTTAACTTACAGGAAATCGCTGGTTAACGAATAAATATTATTATGGCAGACGTAAATCAACTTATATCGGACTTTTATAGAGTAGCACAAAATCGTGATTTTGCTCGTGATTTTAATTTCAGACTACTGTCTATTACTGCTGGTAGTACGACAGCTACATTTACCCAGGATGATCTTGTGTATTTAAAAGCTGCTGAATTACCTGCGCGTCAAATCACAAACGTAGGGGTCCCTTACATGGGATTAAAATTCAACGTACCAGGAAATGCAACATATCCCGGTAGTGAAGGATATATCCTTAAGTTCTACGCAGACGCTAAATCGCAAATTCGTCAGAGCTTTGAAAAATGGTCGAGAGATACATTTGATGACGCTACTAGCTCAGGTGATTATTTCGTACCTAAAGCTAATTCGACAATTGACATGGTGCAGCTTGATAATCAAAATAATAAGATTGCACAGTATCAGTTAGTCGGTGTAAGCATTATTAATTGTGGTCCTTTAGGATATAACATATCTGATGGCACAGGCGCTACAATTGAGTTTACAGCTACAGTTTCTTACCATTATTGGACTAAGAAGTAATAATTGTCATACCACGTTTAAAGCCCTGTTATTTATAACAGGGCTTTTTTTATAAGTAATATTAGATGAATGATCCATTTACAGGGGCATTAGCTGGTATCGTTAATAGTGTTATTAACTCAGGCGGTGGGTCTCAGCCTGCATTCGCACCTCAAGGCGCTAATCTCTTTGGATACAATTTACCTGGTGTACCTAACGTAAGTCCTCGGGATTTCTTTTTGCATCAGCTAGAGTCTTGGTATACATCTATTCCTTTGAATACTCAGTGGATGGTTATGATAGATAACTACCCAGCATGTATTAATACCAGCGTAATTCAAGGTTTAGAGCGTATAGACGGTGGCAAAAAGGGGTTCGCTATTGATCAGGCTAAGAGTATTTTAACCGCTTATCCTCTTCAAGGTATTGTAGGTTGTATCTTTGCACAAGGAGTTGAAATACCTCCCGATAATATACAGATGGAAACAGTTAACATAGCTAATAGCAGAGGGTTTACGCCTGCTCCTATTGCTACGCAGCGTAACTATCCAAATAATTTAACTATAGATTTTCTTGACACTAATACATCTTTTACAGACTTAATTATTAGACCATGGGTAATTGCAGGTTCTCATTTTGGATTTGTTGCAAGAAATCCTCGGGATCCTGCTCAGTCTATTAAAAATGTAAAAACGAATGTTTCTGTGTTTCAGTATACTAGAACTATACATGGAGTAAACATGATACCGAGAAAGATATGGAGATTTTATAACTGCTGTCCTATAGAAGTTGGTGCTCGATCTATGACTTATGACTCAGAGGGATTTACTGCAGGTAGAAGCTATATGCAGACTAAATGGGCTTTTTCACATTATACCCTTGAAACTAATTTCTATTACCCGCTAGGAACGATCATTAACCAGATATCTAAAGGTCAAATCGGTGCAGCTCTTGGTACTATTGCTGGCGCAGCTAATCCGTTAACTATAATCGGTTAATCTCCACCGATATATCATTTATTAGCATGCAATTTGAAATCAAAAACCTTTTCAAAAGTTTTTATGTCGCTTTTATAGCCCTCTTTTGTTTCATCTGTAGCATTAGTTGTGTACTGCCAGCAAAATGACAATGCATCTGGGACATTGAATCCAAAAAACTTTAGTACCTTTTTCTGTGTATCCACTACCACTTGATCATTCCAATTGTGACCAATGCCCACAAACCCGGTGTCTACATTTTCTAGTAAATTCTTTTCACCTAGAGTGGAATATCTATTCTCTATCCATGTTAACCGTTCAATGAGCTTCTGATATACACTGTTAGCTTGGCCCCAGCGTATGCTAGCAAAGAACACTACACAATCTGATTCAAACAAAGACTTGGATATTTTCCATAATTCATCATCCTTATTGTTAATTGACGCCCAGCATCGGTGATCACCAGTAGGATTTTTACTCTTATCTTTTAATGCTGCTTCTTTGCTGCCACAATGATTACCATACCTTGAAGACACATTACCCTCGCAACAATGTATGGTAAGTAAAGGAACTTCAATTAGCTTAATACTCTTATCTGTCAATTCATTTCTCAAGTGATATGCAAGTAATGTGCTCTTAGGCTTATCATCTGCATGACCTTCCCATCTATTGGATGTAGTAAGAAACAAAATATTATTTTTTGTTTTGAGATACTCTTTAAATGCTTCAATGTGACGTTGCACAGGAGCAGGACTAGAGTTTATTTTCTCCGTTATCATCTGTAAATATATTTGTTCTAATTTCATTGACAATACTGGATCATGTATACTCTATAGTATATTTAGGTGTTATTATAATATTTACATACTTATTTGATAAATCACTTTTATGTAGTAATTACTTATATGACATTTTACAGTGAAATAACTTTACCTGAATCAGGTCAAAGCTGTAAAATAAGTCAAATTACATTTAATGATTATTACACATTAAATAAATTCTTACAGAATAATGTAGATACTCATATAAATGACGCTCTATTTACTATTTTAAAAAAATATACTAACGTTCAATACTTTACAGGGTTAGATGCTGCCATAGCTCTATTATTTTTAAGAGTCATGTCAATTAGCCCGACTTTAAATTTAAAGCTAGGCAACATTGAATATAAACATGAAATACCGCCTTTGCTAAAGGTATTAACTGAGATTGAAATTAAACCTGTAGATGTTAGTTTTAATAATATAAAAATTAATATTAAGACTCCTGGTAAGTTACACGGTACACAATTAGAAGATTTTATCCATAGTGGTACAATAAATGATATAAATCATATTTTTACAGAAAAAGAGAGACAGGATATTTATCAACACTTACCTGCAAGTATAATTAAATCTATTGAAGATTATTCAGATCAAATAGAGCAAAAATTAAGTAAGATTACATTTAAAGTAATTAATACGGACGTAGAGTGTGGTCTTAATAACGGAACTCTTTTTGAGCTCATTAAAATGTTCTTTAAAGATAATATTAGAGGTTGTCAACGTAGATTAATTTCTATAGCAAATCATACGGAATTAAGTACAGAATACGTAGTGTCTCTACCACCCGCAGAAGTAGAAATGATACTCTCCTTTATTGAAGAGCAACAATCAAAGCAATCAGCCCCGACAACACCAAATATTCCTCGTGGGCCAGTTCCTTGATAAATTTAATGTACAATATAAATACGAATATGAATGATTTTAATAAAATTTTATCAGCTGTTAAATCAGTTACTGAGTCTCAGGTAATAAAAATATTTGTTCCGTCCGCAAATGAAGAGTTTGTATTTAAACCACTTACCGCTAAGCAACAAAAGGATCTTGTTAAAACAGCTGCTGAAAAAAACTCTGGAATTATTTCTTTTTATGAGACTTTAAACAGTATTATTAATACTAACTCTATTAAATCTTACGATTTCTACCTGTTTGATAGAGAGTATATTGTAACAATGCTAAGAGCACTTAATCTATCTAACAAGCTTACTGTACGTGACATAGAATACGATTTACTTCAATTACAAAATAATAGAGTTGCCGTGTTTGATACTATTAAAACGAAGATAATTGAAACAGATGATATCTCATTAACGTGTGGAATTCCGACATTAAAGACAGATTCTACATATAACACATTTTTGAATAAAGCTACAAATAAAAATATATCTGAAACCTTCGGAGACCTGTTTATTCTTGAAGTAATTAAGTATATTCAGCGTATAAAGAGTGCAAGTGCAGACGTTGACATCGTACTTGATGAATTAAATGTACAACAGCGCTATCAACTAGTCGAGAGTCTTCCTGCAAAAATTTATAATAATGTTATAGACTATATTAGCGATGTTAAAAACAAAGAAAAAGAACTATTTAAAATTAACGGCAAAATAGTTGACGTTGAGATGAATCAGGGCTTTTTTACTGCGTAGTTAGATAGATCCACTCATAAATATTGTTGATGGCTAATACTATCAACAATAAATTCGATAGAATAATTGAGCTCTTAACAAAGATATCAAAATCCCTCCCTATTGAGCAGAAAAAAACACCGGAGTTAAAGTCAGGAGAAAGTAAGGATATTGATAAGAAAAAAGACTCTGACCAGCCTCGTGAGGTTATTAAATCTGACGTTGGGGTCAGAGTAGATGAATACGGAGATGGAGCTAAAGCGTTCTGGAAAGATCTTTACGATAAGCATTTTGGAATGACTGAAAAGAAAGATGAAAAGAAAGAAGAGAACGGTAAGAGCTGGTTGAGTAAGTTATTAGGCCCAGGTACTCTAATGGTATTAGGAGCACTCGGAGGATTTATAGCTGCGCTATTAAGTGGTGGGTTCGGGGATATAATTAAAGACTTTAAGGAAGGTAATATATCAGACGGTCTTAAAAAAATAGGAGAAAAGATTTATCAAATTTTTAGTCCTATTTTGCATTCATTACCCATTATCGGTCCAATGTTAAGCTTTTGGGATGCATATACTGCATTTCAAGGCGGTGATTGGATTAGAGGTCTAAACAATTTAGGTCAAGGTATTATCGGTCTACTACCTTTGCCTATGGGAATGAAAGCAGCTATATTTGGTGGTATGAGTATTCTTACTGAGCTCGGAGCTCACAATAGGAGAATATACTATAGAGAAAGGAC